ACTAGGAAGGCGCCCAGCCGCTTCACGCTGGCAAAAGCTGTGACCTTGCCACTTGAAACTGGAACCGCCTTAGTGCCGATTGAGTGGCCTTTGAATCGCTTGTGATTGCGCGGCATTCCACGCATCGGCACGTTGAAAGCCTTGTAAGATGGGATGAAGCCCGCCGCGAGGTAGCCAATCGAACGAACCCGCGCATTGATAAGTCGTTCCGTCATGGCGTAGAAATCGCCTACGAACGCTGCGGATTTGGGACCACTGGATGCGCGCGGAAAGTGGTTTCGGCCTTGCTTGCGCAATCGTGCCGCAATGATGGCAGCCGCCACGGTGTTTGTGAGCTGCGTTTTCTTTTTCTTCTCTCCACGGCTGATTCGCTTGGCTTGGTTGGTCAGATCGGTCCGCACCTTCGCAGCGGTTGAGGTTTTGTCTTTGACCTTGCTACCAGCGAACGGAAGCCAGAACCGCATCCCCTTGTTTACAACCGCCGCGTCGGTCTTTTTCTTCATCCGCGCATAGTCGGCCATCGCCTTTTGCAGATTCTTGGTATCAATCTTTATCTGCACGCTCATGCCGCCGTCGCCTCCATGTTCGGGTCAATCAGCTCCAGATCGTAAAACGGGCGGATCTGCGTGGTCGCAGCGCTGTCGATGCGGTAGATGACCGCTGTGGCCAGCACTGTGCCCATCTTGATCTCGTCGTTGATCTTTGGCACGGTCGTAAACTGCGCTTTCGTCGCAATCACGCTCACCGTGTCGTCCTTGACGATGATCTGAGCCATCAGGTTCCGGCTGTTCTTGCCGGTCGGCTGGTAGGCGTGAATCTGCACGTTGTTATGCCACACGTAAAGTTGCGCGCCGCTGGCATCCGTTCCAAATTTGGTGCGGATGCGTCCATGCGCGGAGGCGATGCGTTGAGCGTAGGTCATACAAAAAAGCGGCTGACAAGGATAGAACCCTGTCAGCCGCCCACGATGAAAACACCCAACACCAAAAATTAGGTCAGCAGTCTGACTGAGGCGCTTACCGCGCTCATGTCGCCCGTAGTGCCGGCTGTGGTGAACTTGGCGTTCACGTAGCGCGGAGCGGGAGAAGGCAGCCGAAATCGGAAGGATGTTTGAGGGATTGCGCTGCCTGTGCCGGTCAGAACCGCCGAGAGACCCAAACTGGTCGTCGGAGTGGCCGTTGATCCACCCTGCAAGAGGATGGTGATCGTGTCCGCTGATGCGAGCTGCGTAGCAGTCAAAGCAGGGATCAAGACTTCTACTTCGGCATTCTCAGGGAAAAACCCTTTTGAGTTAGTGCCGAGGTCGAGGTCAGGAGACTGGACGTTGCCGTCAGAGGCGGTCAGAAGCCGAGCCTTGGTCAGGTCCGCGTCCTGAATGTTTCGAGAAAATTCGTTAGCCATTGTAATAATTCTTTAGATGTGATGCGCTTAATTACTCAGCGATACCGATCGAGTCGGTGATGACGATTGGGATACCGTTGGACTCAAGTGGCAACGGAGCGAATACTTCGGCACCGGTGGCGGACTTGCTGCCGAGGGCGGAGAAGGCGGTGGAACGGCTTGACTGGAGCTGGAACGCCGAGCGGCGGTTCATCAACCAGTAGTTTGGCCGGTACCCAACCGGGTATTTACTGAGCAATTCAGCCAGACGCGCATCGGTGACACCGGCACCGGAGTCGCTGCCGACGGCGCTCAACCGGCCAACGCTGTATTTGCTGCCAACCTGCATCCCGACCCAAGCGGTCAAGTTTGCAACGTGAGCAGGATAGACCGAGCTAGTCCCCACATTTTCGATGCGCCACTCACCCAGTTCAAAGGTAGTACCGGAACCGAAAACGAGCTGAACGCCTTGGGTGTCGGTGTTGATGCCGTAAACGGAGGACAAAGCAGTGCTACCGCCAGCACCAACTACGAGTCCGGAGTTGAAAGCGGTGTGAATCGCCTGCAAGCCAGGGAAGCCCTTGGAATCAACGCTGGTTCCGTAAATCACCTGCGAGCCGAGTTCAATCATCGCTTGGCGCATTACACCGATGGATTCGATGTCTTTCCACGCTTGTTCTCCGTCCTCGTAAGCGCGAGCCACCGCAACGTCGGCCTGCACTGCACCGCTGAGAATGTAGCACTCGATGAGTTGATTCTCGAACTCCGATTTGCTCGGGGTCGATCCTTCGTTAGCGGCACGGAATCCGACGCCCGGATACGAGACGCGCGACGCGATCTTGTAGCTGGTGCCTCGGATGGTGCGCGCTGGCATAATCTGAACCTCGGGAGCGTAGGTCAGCGTTTCCTCAATCAGCCCGACAATGGTGTCGGAGCCGTTGAGTTTGGCAATATCGAGAAGATTGGCTTGTGGCATGGTCTTGAGAGAAAGTTGTTATGAGTTGGCCGAAACGTAGGCCGCTTCGGTTGGGAATTTTTCAGTGAACGCGCGAACCGCTTTTAAGCGATCGAGGCCGGTGGCCGTTCCGATGGCTTGATTCTTGGCTTCGTGGTAGGAGATGGCTGGTACCTTAACCTCTGGCTCGTTAATAGGAGCGGCAAAAGCAGCAGGAGCAGGAGCGGCGGCGGCTAAGCGAGCTTGTAGCTCGATGTCGCTGTTGCCAGACTGCAACGCTTTCAGATCGGCCTTGAGTTGTTCGCACTCGGCGAGCACTTTGGCGTTGTCGGCGGCAAACTGCGTAGCCACTTCGTCAAACTTAGCAGTGAAAGCGGCGAACTGCTCCGCGATGATGGCGGAAAAATCAACTTGAGGTTCTGGCGCAGGCGCCGGTGGGTCAATTGGCATAACATCTTCGTCACTGTCAATCTGATCAGCCGAGAACACGCCGTCAGCGTTAGCGGCGGGTGTGTCTACAAAGTCTGCCGAGTACAAGCCCCGTGGGCGGGTCATGTAGTTGCCGCTCTCCTTGTCCAACTCTGGCGCATCCGCTGCAAACATCAAGCTCACGCCGAAAGTCCCCGGAATTTCATTAATCATCCATAGCAAAATATCTTTGCCTGCGTGTGCCTCAGAAAGAGTGAGATCGGCCAGCAGTTTGCCTTTGCTGACTCGGAAATTCTCGTAATAACCGACTGTATCCTGGACGCTTGAGAAGTGATTCAGCTTTGCCTTCACCCGGCCCTTCTCGATTGCCAGCGACTTGAACTTGTTGAGCGAACGCTTGTCCACAAACACCCCATGACCGAGCGCCGGGCCTTCTTGGATCAAGGAAACGCCCATGATGGTGTTTCCCGATACCTTGCCCTGAAAGGCTGCGAATGTCTGAATCTCTTCTTTGACGAGCATACACGCCGCCCCGATGTCAATCAGTGCTACCAGCCTCGGCTTCGTCCTCGGCGATGTCTTCGGCCTCGTCCTCGGGTGACTCTTCGTCCTCGACTTCTGGCACATCCTCCGCAGGTGCAGCCGCTGGCGCCGGGATAGCCGGCGCGTTAGGAGCCCGCCGCTCCAGCATATAGATGGCGGTTGGCAGATCCAGCACGCCGCCAGATGCGTCTTGCACCATCTTCGCATCCTCGACAAGCTCCATCGCCTCCGCGCGAAGCAGGCTGCGAATGATGTTGCGATCCTCACCGCGATCCGCCGCAATCTGCGTCTTGCTGATAATCCCGGCCATGGTCTCGTCGATCAGCGCCTTCGATTCGCGCCCGATGTCGGCGGTGACCTTGGCCGGGAAGCGCCACTCACCCGCATCAAAGTCTGGTACGGCTGGCAAGTGCCCGAGCTGGATGCCGCGAGCAATGACGCGGATCACGATCGGGTAAAGCAGTTTTTCCTCCAGCGTAAGCTGAGTCATCTCAAACTCACGCGCAGCCTGCGCTGCCTCCATCCGCACCGCTGTCCCCTGGCCTGCCCATGAGTAGATAAATCCGTAAGGCAGCCCGACTGCCAGCCCGGTCGAGCGCACAAGCGTGTCCAAGAACCCGTTAAAGGTTGGTGACGGGCGGTTAAAATCGACTGGGTTGAACGATTCTCCTTCTGCAAGGTACTGGATAGCGCCCGGCTCGACCTTCTTCATCCGGTCGGCATCCGACATGTAGTCGCTGTGCGTCGTGTCCAGTGATACATCTTGATCCGCGCTGCCATCTGCGTTGTTGATGACGCCGCTGATTGAAGAGAGATACTTTACGGAAATCTTTTCGCACGCGAGGATCTCTTGCAGGTCTTTAATGTCGGTGATTGCCGCGTCGAACGCCGAGAACCCGCGATAAGAGTCTAACCGGGTGGGGTCGAACAAGTGCAAGAACTCCTGCGCCGGCACTTCGAGCGCAGGCATCATAGATTCGCCGGTCAGGCTGCGGTTGTAGATTCGGTAACGGAGGGGCCTGCCTGTCGAGTCGATGACGACGCCGGAAAAGTCCTGCTCGCCTCTCTTAAGCGGCTTGAACGGCTTCGCATCCGTCCCGTTGCGGTTGGGAATGGAGCCAATGCGGTCAGCCTCGATGGATTGCAGTCGGATCGGACTGATTTTGAGCATCTCGTCGAGCTGCGTCATCGGCACCTCTGACACGATGTAGCCAATGTCCCCGTCGCGCTTCATGGATGTAACGCCCAGCCCGGCCAGCACCCGAAAGTGGTGGCGCCGGGTCAGATCGCAGCTCGCCATCCATCGTTCCACGTAAGCCGTGATTGCTCTATTGGCTTCCTCGGAGCTGGTGCGCGGCACGTACTGCAAGCGGCCCACTGAAAAGGTACGGTACTTCCGCAGGATGCTTTTAACCACACTGCTGTTCTCCTCCAGCCACCGCGCCTCCCTGATTAGCGTCACCCGGTCCGTGTGGTTGCGGCTGGAGTCAGGCTGGTCGAGTGCTTGACCGCTCGCCCGGCGATTTGTCGATGACTGAGCCCCGACGCGCCAGTATCCCACCTTATCGCCCGCCTCAAGCTGCGCCTTCGCGCGCTGGCGTTGCAAGGCGGTGGCCGGACTGAAGAACCTGATAGTTTGCTCGATGAAACTCATAGTGGGAACGTGGAAAAGTCAGGCTTCAGGCGGTTGGAAATGCCCGGATATTTTACGGGGTCGAGCTGGTGCATCCTCCGCATCACAGCCCGCATCAAAGTCATCACGGGAATGCCGCCATCCGATCCAGATGCGCGGGTTTCGGACTCACCGCCGCCGGATGTGCTAATCACGATGGTGCCTTGCCCTTCGGTCAGCGCCGAGAGACACTGATCGTAAAGCGTCTCGCAAAATTGCAGAGAAGCATACCGTAAGATTGAAGGTCCGCCCATAAAGTCACTCAGCCTGTCAAGCGTTGACAGACTCTGCCTCGTTTGTGATGATTTCGGCCTGTCCGATGATCTTTTCGATGCAGGCGGCCAGAACCTGCATTGCCTCCGCATCGAACGAGTGGTTTTCGCCGAGCTTTTTGAAGAAAGTCTTGTTCTTGCCGGTCCGCTTGTCCTTCTCTGTGACAAACACCTCGTTCTGGATCTCTTTAAAGTACCACTTTGGCGCATTGTGCGCGATCTGCCACGATGCACCCTGCCCTGCGCGCAAGCGATGCAACACCAGCTTGATGTAGTCGCTCGACCACACGATGCGGTCGCACAAGTCAGCCTGTCGAGCGTTGCGCACCTTGGATCGTGCAAGCCCCACGCCCGAATCAACGTGCTGGATCTGCGAATAAGGACGTTTGACCGACCGGCTGCGACCGGTCCGCTTGTCTAGCAGCGTCCACGTGAAGAACTGCGCCTTATCGCCCTTGAGCGCGATCCAATTATTGGCTGCGCATTGCCGATAGACCTCACCCTGGTACCGCTCGAAACCGCAATCAACAAACACGCGCCGGTCGGTGATCTCTAATCTCTTCTGCAAGTCAGCCAATTGCGCCCAAGTGTGCAGCTCACCCGCGTAAAACAGTCGAGATTCGCCGTTTTGTGCCCACAACCGGACGATGACGCGAAAATAGTCACGCTGCACGTCCACGGTCATGTATCGCCTAAACTCTTGGTCCCACGGCTCCTCCATCGCAAAACCGCCCGACAAATTAACCTCTTCGGACTGAAATTCGCGCATATCCCAGAACTCACCCAGCCGCTTGCGTACAAACTCCGCCAATGGCGAGTAATCACCCAATTTCCGCGCGTGTTCGGCCTTAAGAAACTCGCTGGCGATAGTGTCCCACGCTACCCATGGCACGGTCAGCGCGTTCC